AAAGTCGTCGTGCTAGAAGGATTATCAGAGAAGGCGGCATGCATAAACACATTAGAGGATGGAATAAATGAAATACAAAATGACACCAGAGATTGTTCAACAAATGGTAAAAGTCCATGAAGACTATTGGGATGATCTAAGATCTGATCTATACAAATACAAACAAGCCTATGAAACAAAGTTTTGGGACAAAGCAAGTGAAGGTCAAATGAGTATGTATGTTCAGACTTCAGATGCTTATGGCTACATTGAATCTTACATTGCTTCACTCTTTGCACGTAATCCAGGTGTTATTGTTAAGTCAGGTATTCGTGGTAGAGGTGATGCTAAAATAGCTCAGCACATTGCTAATGACTTCTTGGTCTATCAAAGACTACAAATAGAAAACGCTAGTCGTATGGCTCTTATCTATCCAATGGCATTTATAAAGCTTATGCCAACTGGAAGAGATGATGTGCTAAGAAAAATAGATACAGTTGCCCTTCCACCATGGGAAGTTATCTTAGACAGAGAAGCACGACGTTATGAAGATCAGAGATACATTGGACATAAATACTACATGACACTGATGGAAGCGAGACATAAGTTTGGTGATAAGAAGTATAATCCAATGAGAAAAGAAGAATACTTTGACAGATACAATGCTGATGATCATTATGATGAAGGACGTGAAATAAGTGATCAGAACTTTGACTACTATAAATACATTGAAGTTGTAGAAATCTATGATCTACATACTCGTCTATTACATTTCTGGTCTCCTAACTGGGGTGATGGACAGAAGTTTTTATTGACTGAGGAGATACCTTTTTATGATGCCAATGATGAACCTATTGCTCCTATTGTCTCTTTGTATTTTAATAGACTACCAGATAAACCACTAGATGGTTATAGTGCAATGCGAAGAATCTATGACCAGATCTATGAAACAAACATGGTCAGAACTTATCAAGCCAATGCAGTTCGTAAAGCTTCAAGACAATACTTGGTAAAGAAAGGTGTCTTAGATGAAGAACAAATGGCACAGATTACATCAGGTATTGATGGACTCTTTGTAGAAGTAGATGAAGAAAACTTGGCTGGTGCTATACAAGCTATGCCTCAGAATCCTACACCACCAGATCTTCAGTTCTATGTTGATCAAGTGCAAAGAGATAAAGATAAAGGTAGTATCTTAGCACCATTTACAAGAGGTGAATCTAGTAGAACATCGGCAACTGAAGCAGCAGCACTGGCAGCTTATACAAGTTCTGAGATTGGTAGATTAGCCAGAGAAAGAGATACAATGATTGAAGAGTTAGCAGGTGTTTATTTAGACATGTTATCTCTATACATTGAAGAAGATAATACAAAGCAAGTAGTAATGATTGAAGGCAGTCCAAAAGTTATTACATCAACAGAAATAGAAGATAACTTCCACATTTATGCACAAGACCAAGCTTCAACACCACTTTCAGAATCTGTAAAGAAGCGTGAGTTTATTCAGTCAATACCAATGCTACAACAACTTGGTGTTCCACCTGATCAGATCTTATCAGAACTTGTCAGATCATTAGGATTACCAGAAGATTTTAATACAGCAGCAGCAGACGCTAGACAAGTTGCAGCTTCAAAAGCACGAGTTGCGGCTGAAGGTGTAGCAGCAGATGCAGCAGAACTGAGTGGCGGATTGGTATCTACACCAGCTGGACCCGCTAATCTACAAGGCATCTTACCAGGTGCAAGGAGCATAAGCTAATGGGATTTTATAGTTTTTATTGTAAGAAGTGCGACCACGAAGTCGAAGGAATGTGCAATCATGATGAGTTAGATAAACAAGTCTGTGGTGCTAGAGATTATTATGATCGAGCAAAGTTTTGGTTTAATGACAAAGACTGCACAGCACTAGAAGAGGGTTGTGGTAATGTAATGGAAAGAGTTTGGAAGCCAATGTCATTCCACATTGCAGGCGCATCATTGGACACACATGGTGTTCATAACTCTAGCGGTTATTATAGTGAGAGTTTTGGTCGATACTTTAAAAATAAATACGCAATGCATGAGTATGCAGAGCAAAATGGTTATAGACAAGTAAGCGAAGCAGAAGCCGATGAAGCCTTACATAATCAGTATGAATCTCTGAAGAAGCAAGATGACGTAGCAGACACTTGGACAGAGAACCTTAAAGCAGCTGGAGGGGATAAAGTCCAAGCAGCAGCAAAAACATTCGTTTCAAAAGACATGCAAGACAAATAGGAGACAACTATGAATGAAGAATACGAAGATAAAATGATGGCAGCAGACATGGCAGAAGCTGAAAAGGTAGCTGAGTTTGCACCAGACATTAATGTAAAAAGAGATACAATGAATCGATTCATTAAGTCTCTGAATGGAATGCTACAACATTTTGCTGCACCTAACATTGGTCCAGTAGAAAGTGATGTAGATGGACCTATGCCACCTGACATTTATAAATCATTGATGATGATTAATGCAGCTCTAGAAGATGCTAAGATGTCAGAATACATTGTAAATCTAGATGATCTATCAGATGATAGAGACTTTATGATGGCCAGAGGTAAGATAGATACTGCAGCTAAAGACAGAGCATTTGTAGCTTTCTTAAGAAAACCTATGAATGATGAAGTAGAAGTTGAAGTAGAAATAAGTTCTGATGTTCCAGAAGGTATGCACATGATGCCTGATGGTTCTATGATGGCTGATTCTGAACATGAAGAAGAAGAAGACATTGAATCTATTATGATGAGTCGTATGGCTTAATCAATAAACATAGTGTTATTATACCAATAGTAGCACCTTAACAACAAAGCTCAAAGAAGACAGGAGAAGAAATGAGTGAAATACAAAGCAACACGGTAGAAACTACCACTGCAAATCCAACAATCGCAGCAGAAGCAGCTGATACAAACACGACGTTAGGTGTAGAGACATCTTCTGATAGTGCCAATGGTAATAATCAGGAAATAGATCTAGGCTTTAAAAAGCCAACCCACAAAGCTTTTGGGAACACCGATCAAAACAGACAAGAAGAAGCTCTAAGGCGGGCAGAGTTAGAAAACTTAAAGAAGCCTGAGAACATAGCACTTGATGATCTTAATGATGTTGAGTTATCAGAAGGAAAAGGTATTGATTATAGACAAGTAATCGATAAACTACCAGATGATGCAAAGACATTACTAGGAAACTTAAGAGCTGATTACACACGTAAGACACAAGAGTTAGCACAGCAACGAAAAGAGTTAGAAGCACAAATGAAAGCACTAACTGATGGTGAGTTTTTTAAGAAGGTTCGAGAACAGGCTGAACAACCTGATGTAGAACTAGATCCTTATAGAACTGAAACATTCGAAGCTCGTATTCAGCAAGAAGTGGCAAGGCGATTGCAGGAAGCATTTCAACCATTACAACAACAACAAGAACTACAGATGAGACAACTTAAACTTCAAGAGTTTAAACAAGCTCATCCAGATCTAGAGAACATGAAGACAGATGTAGCTGAACTATTAAAATCTAATCCTTCATTATCATTGCAAGACGCTTACTTTATTACAAAAGGTAAAAAGTCTAATGAAAGACTCTCAGCACTTGAAAGAGAAAATGCTGAAAGAAAAGCGCGAATGAGAGAAGTAGGCTTAAAGATAGGTCAAGGTGCTGATGTGAATCCAAATAAACCACCAAAAGGGTTGAAAGGATTTGAACTGTATCAGTGGTTCGAAAGACAAAAACAGAAAAAATAATGGCAAATAGGAAAAAAACTATGCTATTTATGAACAGCCCCTCTTACATGTATCTAATAGAGGACAAGCTATTACGGACCCGAAAGGACAACCCAAAACTTGTTGATACAAAACTAATAAAACTTATGCCGAAAACAAATAGTATTGGAGGATAAATACAATGGCGATTTCAAATGACGTATTATCATCGACCCTCCGTATTCTTTTAGAAGAAGAAGTAGATAACCTTTTTAAGGCAGTTCCTCTTTTAGATGAAATGCGTAAGAGCGGCGGTGTAGAAACTTATGATGGTGGGCAAAAACTTGATGTTCCACTTATCTTGGCTGAGCATAGCTCAATCACACAACTTAGTAATGGTTATGAGCCTGTTAATCTTGCTGTTAAAGATGCATTGAGAAATGCTACTTTTAACTGGTGCGATTTCGTAGCTCCTGTAGTTATTACCAGAAAAGAAGAACTTTCTAACAAAGGCCCTAGAGCTATCGTCTCTATTGCTGAAGCTAGAATGAAATCAGTTATGGGTCTTTTACAACGTGAAGTTGAAAAGCAACTTATTGCTGGATCTTCTACAGTTCTTTCTGATTTGAATACACTTCGAGCTAGTTCAACTGCTCGTGCTAACGGTGGATTCTTGGCTGGTGCAGCTTATGGTTCTCAAACCGGTGATGTTGGTGGTATTGATACTTCAGTATTCACTACATTCCAAAACCAGTATAAATCATCTGCAACCTTGTCTATCTCAGACATGACAGATCTTTACATACAATGTCAAGCTTACACTCCAGGTGGTGGAGCTCCAAATGTAATCATCTCATCTGCTGAAAACTACAGAGACTATAAAGCTCTTCTTTTCTCAAATGAACGATTCATGGCTGAGCAACCTCTTGATGGTGGTCGTTTGGCTCTTATGTTCCACGGTGCTAGAATGTATTACGATCCGTTCCTTGACAGCGTCACAGATGGAACTAACGACATTCGTGCTTACTTCTTGAATACCGATTACTTGAAACTTGCATTTGATAATGATGCTCAGTTCGAAATGGAAGACTTTGAACACATTAGTGGTTATGCTTCTAGATCTGCTAACATTATGACTCGTATGCAAATGTATGTTCAGCATCTCGGTGCTCAAGGTCTATTAACTAAATAAAGGGGGATAACATGGCTACAAATGATCTTTTACAATACTTAGAATCTACTGATTCTGCGGGCAATGCTTATTCTGCTGCAACATCAAACAGACAACAAGTTGAAACCTTCATCGCTGCTGGCACTATTGTCGCAGGTGATGTTGTTGCTTTCTCTTTTGCTGATGGTGATGCACCAGGAGATGCAGTTCTTAATGTGATTAAATCATCTGCTGATTCACACTGTGTTGGTGTTGCTTTGGCTGGTGCTTCACAAGGCGATCAAATCCGAGTAGTAATCGGTGGTGTTGCTGAAGCTAAGGTTGATGGTAAGAATAATGCTGGAAATGCAAGCATTTCATCTGGAGATTTTCTCTGTCAAGGTGATGTTGCTGGAACTTTCTACAAATACACTGCCGGAACTGATGCTGGAGTTGATGCTATTGCAGTTGATGATAAAGCATCTGCTGCTTCAGAAGCTGCTTTGGTTAAGACAGTCATTCTTATTAAGAAGTTCTAAGTTCAGATAAACTTTAATACCAAGCTCCGGGTTCTAACAGGGGCATTCTTTTGACATTTTGTCGAATAAACTCCGTTTAATAGAAAGTAAAGTTAGCCCTACTCCTAACGGGGTAGGGTTTTTTCATAAGAGGATTTAAATGAACTTAGTAGAAATGAGAAACATGATTGCATCTATTATAGATTATGATCCTGATGTGCAATCATACAGAGATGAAATCAATAGATACATCAACGAGACTTACAGAAACTGGTTTGTTTCAAGACCTTATGAGTTTTCACAGAAGACAGTTGATGTTTATACAATGCCAGATGGCACAATACCTGATGCTAAGATTACTTCCTCAGCATCAGAAGTCAGAAACTGGATCCAAGCTGGAACACTAGATAAGACAGATTCTACTGAAGTAGGATTTGTTAATAGATTTAGACATTCACATGAAGGAAGTATTTTAATAATAACAGATGCAGCAACAGCATCAAATGACGGCACATACATTATAGACAAAGTAGATTTTGGAACTAACAGAGTTTATGTTTCCAAGCTTAGTTCAACTCCTCAGGTAGATTGGGATACAGCTTCCTTAGATTCTATAACAGGTGCAGTAAGACAAAGATTTTTAACACTACCAGCTGATTGCACTGATGTATTAGGAATCAGTATTAGAAACTTAAACGAAGCAGGTAGTGGAACCAATGCATTAGGTCGTATCTATAATCTAACAAGAAGAAGAGATGAAGAACTAGATTTAAGATTTGACTTAGAAGGCACACCAACAGAGTTCATTGTTTATGATGGATACCCAGAACACACAATAGACATTGATCAGTTTGTTCCAAGAGCTGGTAAAGATTTTTCTGTAGAAGGTGTTGCTTCAGCAACAGCATGGCCAGCAGGGACTTATGAGTTTAAGATGTCTTATGTTTGGAGAGGTGTTGAAGGACAACTATCAGATGTGCAAGAACTTGTATTATCAGCAGGTGAAATACCACGATTCAATACTAATGATACAACTAAACAAGGTTTTCAAGGTCTAAGAAAGAAGTTTTATGTCAGACTAAAAGCAGTTGCAGGTAAAAGTGGAACACATGAAGAAAAGTTTTTTAGAGATCTGAGTGCTACAGTTGCTAAGGTATCACCAAATACAGGTGCTAGTCAATACTCTTTCTTCTTAATAGACGATGATGAAACACAAGTAGATTGGCCAGTTGCAGCAGGAAACTTACAGATCACAGGTGTTGATGATCTATTTCGTTTTGCTAGAGAAGAAGAAAACATTGGTTATAGAAAAAGAATCAGACTCTATCCAAGACCAGGTGCTATTACACCAATGGAAATAAGATACATCTTTACACCAACTCTATTGGCTGATGATTATGATAGACCTTCATGTCCTGATGATACACATAGATTTATAGTTTATCAGGTGTGTGCTGAAACTTTTATGAAACATAACAATCCTGACATGGCAGACTTTTACGACAGGAAAGCAGAGAAAGAACTTTTAAAAATAGATAATAAGTATTTGACACAAAGATCTGCTTATTACATTAAAGAATCTTACGTTTCCGGTCCTCTAAGAGTTAAGCCTTATCAAACTCTTACGAAACTACCGGATGCATAATGAAGACACCAGGCAAACTTGAAATAAAACCACTCTTTGGTATTGATGAAAGAATACCTGCTCCAGCTCAGAGCTCTATTCTTATGGAGAACTGGACTTATGATGCCCATACAAAAACATGGGAAAACTTTCTAGGTTATGAAGAGTTCTTTCATACAACTAATAGACCTTATGGTAGCACATTAAATCAGATCTTTGATAATAGCACAGTTGATTCTATTTACTGCTATCAAAGACATAACTCAGCACAACAGTGGTTTCTATTTGAACAAGGTGGAAAGCTTAAATACTTGATTCCAACAGCTGGACAAGCTGCAAATAAAACAGCAATAACACTACAATCAGATAGACACATACCAACAATGCAAGAGGCTCATACAAACTACACACCTTATGGTCGCTATTGTATTATTACAAATGGTGTAGATGGTCCAATAAAATACAGAGGTGGTGATCGTATCTTTCCATTAGGTTGGGATAGAAGACCTGGAGCTCCAGAAGTTATTACACCAGATAACTACGATTCAGGTGCTAAACCACAAACTTATGTTGAATCTACATCAGACTTTGAACTAGGTGATGGAGAACTTAGAGGTGGCACTTTTTATAAATCACAGATCTTTCAAGGTGTTGGTTTTACAACAGGTTCAGATGGAACAAATGAATACCAATACAAATGTAGTTTTGTTAATGAAGCAGGATCAGAATCACCTATTTCAGAAGCTTCAGCACCAGTCAAGTGGGATACATTAGACATTACAAAAGGAACAAGAGAATACGCAAAAGATCG